AAAAACGGGGCGGTCGTTCGCTCTAGCCGCAGAAACCGTTTTGCAGCCACTCTCTCTGCTCTTGCCCGTGGGCTGTTTCGGGTGGTCTTCATTGGATTGGCTCCTTTGGTGGCGGGAAAACGATGTGCTCGATGCGCTCCCGCGCCTTGCTGCACAGCCACTCAATGCAGCACAGCAGACCGTAGAGGCACAGGAGCAGAAGCGAGCGAGGGATTTTCATGGCTGCACATCTTTTCGCTTGCGTGCCGGTCGAATCGAGTCAGCAGCGCGCACAAGCTGGGCGGCAAGCTTGCGGGCGTTGGCGGGGCTAAACCAGCTAACCCAAGATCCGTGCTTGTCCTCCAGTGTCACACACACGGCAAGGGACCGCGTGTGGGATGGTAACACCTCGACCGTCTCACCTTCGTCGATGGCTGGTATTTTCATGGCTTGGCGGCCTCAATCAGCGCCATCGCCAGATCAAGCGCCTCTGAGCGCGTCATGTCGATGGTTGTGCTGCCGGTTTCGCTGGACTCTTTCAAAACCACGCGATTGCACGCAGATGGTTCGACAGTAACGTACTGTTCGCAATTGTTACTTAGGGCGATGGTGCGACTCATGGCTTTGCTCCCTCGTTCTTCCGCAGCGAGTCCGCGATCCACTCGGCGCGCTTGCGGGTGGCTAAGTGGTCTGGGCCGGTCCATGCCCGGCTACCCTTGCCGCCTGAAGTGATGACGTACTCCACTGACGCCACTTTTACACCGTCGCAAACAATGGACTGATTCCCTCCGTGGTCTTCCTTGACTTCGATCATGACCGCTTTCCTTTCTCATGCACCTTGAGCACCTTGTCGCGTCCGTAGTGCATGAGCGCATCGATGACCTGCCCCTGGGATAGATCACAACGCGCTGCCAGGTCATTCAGGTCGGTGTGGGTCGCCTCCATCACAGAGGCAGAGATCAGCTTCTTTTGGATCTTGGGTCGGTTTTCCATGTGCCTTCCGTGTACATGTCGGCCCACGGCAAGTCAATATAAAAATGCTAGCAAAAAACTATTGACTCCGCATCCGGGGCGCGGTACACGTCGGATCGGAGGTGATGAGGATGCCAACGATTGAACAGAGATTGGCCAGCGCAGAGAGGGAATTGCGGTATCTGTCTGAGTTTCTAGTCAAGGTTCTGTCGGATACAGAGCAGTTACCATCATTGCAGGCGCTTGAGATCGATTTCACAGAGGGGTTAAAGCTGGTGGTGCGTATCCGAGCGCTAAAGGATGCACAGAGCGCGGCACGCTGCGGGAGGTCCGGCGTTCCAGATGGTGGCGATGCCGTCTCTGTCGGCGTGCGAAGCGGTCGGGCTGGCGGCAAAGCAGATGATTGATGTGTCGCGCCCAGACCCATCGCTCAACAGGGCGTGGGACAACCCCATGATGTCTCCGCCCACCGCGTTCCGATGCGTGGAGGTAGCGAAGTAATGGGCACGAAAGCCGACAAACGAGCGCGCAGACTTGCAGCCGCGCTTGACCGCGAGTGGTGGAAGGCGTGGGCAGATGCGTGGTTTTGGATCGGGGAGCGTTACAGATACCGCTCGGACCCGGCGTACAAAGCGGAATGCGATGAAATCAAGGCATTGCGAGCACAGGGACGAGCGCGAGCACGGGCGTTTGTCGGCTCTCTGCTTGCGATGGGAGGCTTGAGGTGACAGATGAGACGAGCACTAAATTGGCTATGGGACAACGCAGACACGATCGGAATCGGCTGCATGTGGGTAGGGGCTGTGTTGTCCCTGGTGTTGCTCCGAGACACGCAGCGGGCTTGCATGTGGGCTATGTTTGCGATCGTGTGCAGCGTCCAGAATCGCCACCGTGCGGAGCTGGACCGGCTGCGCATCGAGGCGCATGTAGCCAGAGAGCTGATCGGGGCAATCGTCACAGAACAGGCGCGGGCTGTGAAGTGCGTTCAGATATGGTCGGATGCGGTCGATGCTTTGCACCTGAAGATCGATCGCGTCGAGGGCGCGATGCTGAAAGAGAAGGGGAACTGATGAGCGACATAAACAAGGTCACGATACGAGGTCGAGCCGCTGCCAGCGCGGAATGGAAAGACCTGCCAAACACCACGCTGGTCACACTCAGAGTCGCCACATCCGACGACTACACCGACCGCGACGGGCGCAAGGTCGAGCGCACCGACTGGCACACAGTCGCGTGTTGGGGAAAGATGGCCGACCAAGCGCGCGGGATTCGCAAAGGTGACCGGGTCGAAGTCGAGGGCAAGCTTCGGACTCGCAGTTGGGACGACAAGGGGACAAAGCGGTATATCACCGAGATCATCGCTGCCAAGATCACCAGAGACAGTGCAGAGCGTGAGCCGCAGATCGAGCGGGACGATGTGCCCGAGCGATCCGATGATGATATTCCGTTTTGATCTGAGCGCCCCAGGCGAAGCCCAGGGGCAAGACCTAGATCATCAGTAAGCCAGCGTAGCGACGCTTACTGTGGGCGGTGGTGGTAGACGTGTGCCTACCGGCTATCAAAGTTTCGCATCTTTGGCAAGCGTTAAATCTGACGCGACGCACTAACGCAAGCTGTGTTAAGTATAGGTTAGAGTGAACGCCAAGCTAAGCCCCGAGCAAAGAGCCGAGATCCGCGCCAGATGTGAGCTAGGAGAGAGCCTGGAGTCGATAGCGCACGACTATCGAGTAACGGCGATGACAATCTGCCGCATCCGTAAGCAGCTGCGAGCGGAGGCGTTAGAGCGGGAAGGCATCGAGCTTGGTGTGCTTGTAAAGCCCAAGCAGCCAGCCGAGCCAGCAGACGAGCAGGCCGAACCACAACCAAGACCGGTGCGCGTCATCCGGCCCAAAGAGGCCGAGGACTTCGGGTCAGACGTGGCGATCTGCAAAAACGTGATCAGGGAGCTGCACTTTGCGTTTCGGACGGCTGGGAGGGAGAGGGACCACAGGACCCAGATCGACGCAGCCAAGGCAATCGCCGCCGTGGTCAGAGCGCGAAACCAGATCGCCCCTCCGAAGCTTGGTAAGGGACAGGTCAAAACCTACACAGTCGAGGCGTCGCCGGAATCGTGGCCACCGCCGCCAAAGGACGGAAGCAATGGAGCGACAGAACAACGGGGGGAATGCGAGGGACAGGCGGCGAGCGCGGCGCATGAGAATCGCGACGCTGCGCCAGCCGATGACATGGCCTCCGAGCTTGCCACCGCCGGAACATCCAGCGATCCTGATCGGGCGGGAAATGCGGCGACTGCTCAGGTCTAGCGACTAAATGCCGTTTGCGCACACGTTCAAGCCCATACAGTGGCAGATCAAGCCGTGGCGCAGCCAAAGTCGGACGCTGCTCCTGCATAGCGGCGCGGGGTCTGGTAAGTCTCTGCTCTGTGCCGAGAAAATGCACGCGCTCATGCAGCGCTATCCGAATTCAACCGGGCTCGTCGTGCGCAAGTTTTTTTCATCGCTGCGTAATTCTGTGATCCCACTGCTCAACGAAACAGTGATTGGACCGGGCGCGCATCATGCGATTACTGACCATCGGTTCGAGTACCAAAACGGATCTTGGCTCTGTTACGCGGGCGTGTCCGACGAAAAGCAACGCGAGGCGCTGAAGTCCATAGGCAAGGGCGATGGTGTGGACTTCCTGTGGATCGAGGAAGCGAACGCGCTGTCATTCGAGGATTACCAAGTCCTGATGACGCGCCTCCGTGGTAAGTCGGCGGGCTGGCGACAGGCCATGCTGTCGTGCAACCCTGACCACGAAAACCATTGGATCAACCGCAAGCTGATCGAGGCCAAGCAGGAAGCCATTGAATCGCAGTGGATCAGCCCGTATGACAATCCGCACCTCGACCGCGACTATCTAAGCAACCTCGAAGCGCTAACCGGCGTGCAGCGCGACCGACTGCTGCTTGGTAAGTGGATCAGCGCGGAGGGAATGGTCTGGCCGTATGAGCCGGGCTTGCACTTGTGCGATCCGATGCCGATTCCTGATCATTGGCGACGGATCAAGGTTGTCGATTTTGGATGGCTCACCACAGCGATTCTGTGGCAAGCACTCGACCCGGACAGCGGAGACATCCACGTCTATCGGCAGCTCTATCAGGGACAGCAGCTCGTGTCGGACATCGGTGCAACGGTCAAGGTGTACGAGCAGTTACACGACAAGGGGCGGTTCCGGTACGAAGCTGCGGTGTGCGACCATGATGCGGAGGGCAGAGCACAGCTGGAGCGGGCTTGGGGCTGCACGACGACGCCAGCACACAAGGCAATCCGCGAAGGCGTGCAAGCCGTCACCGAGCGCTTTGCAAACCGGAAGCAGCGCCGGATCTGGATTCACCGGGGCAGCTTGATTCACCCGCCAGACTCAGTGCTGCGAAAGGCTGGGCGACCGACGGAGCTCGTAGACGAACTGCTCGGCTATCGCTTCGACGACAAGAAAGACGGCTACCCGGTCAAGGAAAATGACCATGCATGCGACGCGCTGCGGTACGGTGTCTGCTATTGGGACGGGCTATCAAAAGACGGCGCGGCGATGGCGAACTCGATCGCGCTGCTCAAGATGAGGATGTGACCTTGACAAACTGGCACGCTCTGTGCAGTTCTTGACAAAATGTCAGCTCATTTTGACGGGTGGCGAAACATCCTAACCGGGCTCGGAACCGAGCGAGATAAGGGAACCTTCGCCGAGTGTTTGCCGACGGTCCTAACTCAGCAGCAATGCGAAGACCTATGGCGAGGCGACGACATGGCAGACAAGATCGTCACGTCGCTTCCTGGGGACGCACTGCGCGAAGGGGTCACGCTGTCGATTGCAAGCATCGAGGACGCAGACCAGCGAGCCGCGACGGTCGAAGCAATCAAGGCGGCAATCGCTGACCTGGGATTCGAGGAGCGGCTACAGAAGGGGCTGCAATACGAGCGGGCCTATGGTGGCGCGGCGATCTTTGTCGGTGCGGTGGATGGCGCGCTTGATATGAGTGAGCCGCTGGACATGGAAAGCATTCGGCAGATCAAGCACCTGACGTTGTTTGAGCGGCGCTCGATCCGCGCTGTCGAGTGGGAGGACAACCCGTTCGCGAAGGACTACGGCAAGGCCAAACTTTACGAGGTCTATTCGTGGTCCGGCGTGGCGACAGGGCAAAAGGTCCATGAGTCGCGGCTGATCGTGTTTCCCGGTCGGCGAGTCACCGAGCGCAACCCGACCGAAAACGAGGGATGGGGCGACTCAGTCCTGGCCCTCGTCTATGACGTGCTGCGAAACTTCAATCAGGCATGGCTTGGGGCGGGCTACACGCTAAATGATTTTAGCGTCGCGATCATGAAGATCAAAGGGCTCGCTGCTGTGCTGGCTGCAAACAAGCCGGATGACGTTGCCGCGCGTGCTCAGGCAATCGAGCTTGGCCGTTCCATTGCGAAAACCATCCTACTCGACTCCGAGGAAGAGTACGAGCGCAAGACCACCTCCCTTGCGGGAATGCCCGAAGTCCTAGACAAGTTCAACACGCGCCTTGCGGCTGCGGCATCAATGCCGGTGACGCGACTCTTTGGTGTCTCTGCGGCTGGGCTCAATGCGACCGGGGCGGGGGATGCGCGAAACTGGTATGATGCCGTTGGAGACTATCAGACAAAGTCAGTGCTCCCGGCTTACGAGCGGTTCCTGCGCATCCTGTTCCGGGCGAAAGCTGGACCGACCAAGGGCATCGAGCCAGACAACTGGACAGTGAGCTTCCCGCCATTGTGGCAGCCGACCGAGCAAGAACGCGCGACGACTCGCAAGATGGTCGCCGAGACAGACGCCATTTACTACGACATGGGCGTTGTCACTTCGTCTGAGGTGCGCTCATCTCGGTTTGGGAGCGACGAATACAGCTCCGAAACGGTAATCGACAACACCCCACCGCCACAGCTTCCACCAGCGGAGACGGTTCCGAATGCCACGCCAGCCCCGTCTGCCCAGAGCAGCTAGACCTGATCGCATCGCGGAGGAATACCGGCGCGCGCTTCGACCGGCGTTGAAACCGCTGCTCGATGTGCTGGCAGACCTGACGCGCGACCTCGAGCGCGAATGGCCGCAGCCGCAGCCGGTGCGGACGGATGCGGAGCGCGATATAGAGCGACTCATTGCGCGCTCCGCTGACCAATTTGCCAAAGCGATCCGCGCGCAGTCGGTCACTCCGATCGCGTCGAAGTACGCCCAAGCAACATCGGAATTTCAGCGGGCGCAGCTTGCCAAACAGGCCAAGGCGGCAGTCGGTATCGATATCCGTAAGCTGACCGGGCTTGATCGTGACATCCCGCAACGACTGGCAGCATTCAGCGAGGAGAACGCGCAGCTTATCACCGGGCTGGGTGCGCGACTAGCTGACGATGTGGCCAAGGTCGTGCGCGAAGGTGTGGCCATTGGATCGCGCTGGGAAACCATCGCGGCACGGTTGGCAGAGCGCGAGCTGGTGACAGAGAGCCGCGCCGCGCTCATTGCCCGCGATCAGGTGGGCAAACTGTTTGGTGAGGTCAACAAAGCCAGGCAGCAAAACATCGGCGTGTCTGGGTACGTTTGGCGCACGGCGAATGACAACAGGGTCCGCGAGGAACACGAGGCGCTGGACGGCGATCGATTCGAGTGGAGCAGCCCACCATCAGAAGGATATCCAGGCGAGGCGGTGAACTGCCGCTGCTACGCTGACCCAGATTTTGCAGACCTGCTAGGCTGACAAATTGTCACTTTTGGTCCTTGACACATTGGCAAAACGCTTGTCAATCTGTCTCCATGAGTGCATGGACCTCGATCGGCGAAGTCGCCACGCTTCCGGCTGACAACGCATACCCGGTTTTTGTAACGGGGGCTGCGTTCGTGCCTGCAAACGGGGATGAGGGGGCGACGCTTGAGGTCCAGGGACAAGCGACCGGAGGTGATTTCTATATCCTCCGTCGCATGCAAATCAGCCCAACTCTTTTCCGCTGGGTGCCATTTGCGCCGGACAAAGCCCTGTCAGGAACAAGCGGTGCGGCTGGTTACTTCTGGGACCGGCTGGCCATAGGCGAGCACGGGTCAGGCGAGCAATTTGCAATCTTCAATCCCGGTGGCGCGACGATCACTGCACCGATGGCGCGCTTGGTGAGGTTCTGATGCGTTTGCGTCGTGGCATAGCTCTCGCGCTTCTGTTGTCGTCGGTCCCGTGCCTGGCAGGCGATCGCTCGAATTACGAGCGTGCCGGTGGGGTGGCCGCATCGTTTGCACCGCCGATTACTCCAGCGCTTTCAGGCAGTCCAGGCGCGGACAAGTACCTACAGTCAAACGGTGCTGGCGTGGTTTCGTGGGCCGCAAAGCCCACGCCAGGAAGCTTGATCCCATCGGGGACTGGCTGGGTAAAACAGACCTCGCCAGGAACCTTTGCGAGCTTTGCCAGCGTGCCCGGAGGAGAGGTCAGCTACTCGCCCGCGGTGCCGGGAAACTGGGCCATTGCCCCGACAGAAGTTGCCTCCGCGCTTGATGCTCTCGCGGCGGTTGTGATGTCCGTATCCGCTACGGCATCGGCTCGCGCGGCAATTGCAAATTTTGCAGTCCCGACTGGGGCGTCAATCAGTACAAACAACTACCTCGGTGTACTGGGCGACCAATCAGCAACCAACACAAGCGTTGCGCCGTTTGTGATCCCATGTAGCGGGTCGCTGGTCGGGATTCGCGTACAGCGGACCACAAACGCAACGACGGCGTCAGTGCAACAGTTTTTCAAAAGCGCTGGCGGTGCGGTGGTGAATTACGTCGGAACCGGCGTTTCGTGCTCTTTGTCTGTGGGGGCAAAAGATTGCAACGCGGCGACATCATCCGTTGTGGTGACCGCCGGAGACATGCTGCTTGTGCGCGTAACTGGCGCTGCTTGGTCCACTGGGGCCGGAGCGATCTCGACAAAAATCCTGTGCCAGTGAGAGGTGACAACCATGGCCGATATCGAAACGGCGGCGACGAGCGGGGCGGTGTCCTCGGTGTTTGCGGTCAATGAAACGCCTGATGGTGTGACCGCGTTTGAAATACATTGGACGGCGTACACCTCAGAAGCGGAATGCGCCGCCGGTGAGACGGTGATCATTGTCGCGAAAGATCCCGGAAACCCTCCGGTGATCAAGGCAACGATCCCAGAGGTGCACCATCTCGGGTACGCGAGCACGCCGACGATCACTGCGTCTGTGTCTGGCGATGACGTGCAATTCTCAGCAAACGGCCTGGCGGGAAAGGATATCCAATGGTCCATGCGAATCGAATCCTAGTGGCGGCCCTGCTGCTGACAGCGTGTGACCCATCGACAACAGACGACTGTTTGCCCGGTCGGGATCTCTCAGATTGGGTGTTCACAGAGCGCTCGCCGCTGTCCACGACAACGCCTGTGATCTCTTGCGGGCGCACTGTTGGATGGGACATTACCATGCCAGATGGGGATCATTCGTCGACGATCTGGGGTGTAGAAAAAGGCGTCGGCGGAATCGTCGGCGACAAAGTCAGTTTCTCGGTCGATATTGACTCGAGTGGTCCGGCTGCGGAAATGCTGCGGGTGGCGATACAAAGCGCAAGCCGATCAGAGATCGGCAGCGCGGAGGCAAAGCCAGCCTTTCGCAGTCGCGTCGAGGTGATCGACCGAGTTTCGCCATCGTCCGGCGTCATTCGGAGCGTGCAGCTCGGGTTTCCACTTTCGGGCGCTGGAAAATGGCGTATCGACAACTTCCAGTTTTAGGTGCCGATGCGCGTCCAGCGATACGACAAAGCGCTGCCCTTGAGGGAGCCGGTGTTGCTTCCCAATGGCTTTCTGCGCGCAGACGGGTACTTGACCCGAACGGGCATTTTTGTCTATCGGGACAGCAACGGCAGGACGGTGCGCGAACTCCGCACTCCAGACGAGGTGATGTCGCGTGAGACGGTGGACAGCTTCGCGCTTGTCCCTGTCACAAACGACCACCCTCCCGAACTGCTTACCGCCGACAACGCGAAGCGGTACGCAGTCGGAGCGGTGTCTGAACAGGTGCAACCCGACGGCGACAAGCTCCGCGCGAGCCTTATGATCACCGACGCCAAGACGATCGAGGAGGTACAGTCGGGAAAGGTCGAGCTGTCCTGTGGCTACACCGCCGACGTTGTGGCCGAGGCGGGAACATGGAACGGACAGCGCTACGATGCGCGACAAACGAACATCCGGGGCAACCACGTCGCGATTGTGGACGTGGGCAGGGCGGGCCCCGAGTGCGCCTTACGAATGGATGCCGCCGATGGTGCGGCACAGGAGATCACAATGGACCCAGTGATGATGGAACTGGGCGGCGCACAGTACGCCGTCCCGGCAGACTTGGCGGCAGAGATCGCCAAGATGCTCGAAGCCAAAGGACTGTCGCCGACCATGGACGCCGGGAAGGCAGCGCCCGCGGCATCGGCTGACCTCGAAGCGGCAAAGGCTGACAATGCTGCTTTGCGGGCCAAACTTGATGGTTTGACCAGCGCTGCCGCTGCCAAGGCCATGCGCGAGAAGCTGATCCTGGAAATCCGCGAGGACATGGCGGTGAGCGATCTGGCAAAGCGCCTGGATTGCGCTGTTTCTGAGTCGGACACCACCGGGCAAAAACGCCGCAAGATCATCGCCAAGCTCGATGCTTCGATCAAGCTCGACGGGCGCAGCGATGCCGAGTGCTCGGGCCTGCTTGAAGGGCTGCTGCATGCTCGCGGCGAGCAAGCTGCGGCGGCGGCTCGCTCGGGTGCGGTCAAGACCGATGCCAGCGCAGACGACGACAGCGATCCGGCTGCTGCGGCTCGGGCCAAGATGATTGCCCGTTACGACGGGAAAGAGGTGTAAAATGCCACAGACCGATTATTCGACCACACGACCGATCGCCATTGAGGGAGGACTTGTCGATATCGCACCGAGCGTGATCGAAAGCCGCGCGAGTTCCGACCCGGTTGACATTCCTTTCGGGAAACCCGTGAAGGCAGACCCGGCGACAGCGGGAGTGGATAAGTCTTGTCTCCTTGCCGTCGCTTCGACCGATCTGCCGATGGGAATCGCCGTCCACAGCAACTCCTATGCAAAAGAGGAGTTTGGGACCACGGGTCTAAAGGCGTATTCCAAGATTTCGGTTCTCCGTCAGGGCCGTATTTGGGTCAAAGCCGGTGGAACCGTCGCGGAAGGACAGCGGGCTTACTACCAGACGAGCACCAAAAAATGGGTGGTGGCTGCGGTGGCTCTTGATACGATCGACATGACCGGTCAAGCGGTCTTTCGTTCGTCGGGCGTACTCGATGCCCTCGTTCAGCTTGACGTGGATATGACCAACAAGCCGTAAGGGCAAGGTGTACCGATGAGAACCTTCGACAAGTACAAAAACTTCCTGGTCAACACCGGAGCATATCGAGCCGACGCGCTTGAGACCGTGTTCATTGCTCGGCAACTGGTGGCGGTGGAAACCGCCGTCTATGAAAAGAAGTATCCCGAGTTCAAAGGCCGGATGCTTGTGCCGAAAAGTCCTCTGCCGGAGGGAGCGACGTTCGCCTCCTACTCAGAGCAAGAGGAATACGGCACAGCACGGATCATCAGCAGCGGAGCCGATGATCTTCCCGAGGCAGAAGTTAGTCGCTCGGAAACGCTGGTTCAGATCTACACCGTGGGGAACTCCTATTCCTACTCGGTTATGGACCTGAAGAAAGCCGCGTTCGCACGCATGCCGCTTGATACGGCCAAAGCCACGGCGGCCCGGCGCATTATGGAGCAGACGATCGATCTGCTGCTGCAAACCGGCGATGCTGCGCACAACATGAAAGGCATTCTCAACCAGACGGGAACCAATACGTATGTGGTTCCCAACGGCGGTTCGGGTTCCCCGCTGTGGACGCAGAAGACGAGCGACGAAATTCTGACCGACCTTAACGGCATGGCGAACGCCGCAAGCGCCGCGACCAACGGAATCGAGTATCCCGACACGATGCTGCTGCCAATCGCGCAGTACGACCTGATCTCGCAGAAGCCGCGCAGTTCGACGAGTGACACCACGGTCAAAGAGTTTTTCCTTGGAAATTCGCAGTACATCAAGGAGATCATTCCGTGGTGGCCATGCAAGACCGCGGGTGCTTTGGGCGTAACCCGAGCTGTCACCTACCGAAAGGACGTGGAAGCGCTGTGGTACTACATGCCACAGGAGTTTCAGGCGATGGCTCCCCAGCTGCACAATCTGCGGTACAAGGTGCCATGCACCGCTGATTTTGGTGGCGTCCATGTTCGGCTGCCCAAGTCCATCACCTACGCGGACGGCATCTAATGCGGGTCAAAAACACCAGCAAAAACACGCTGCATGTGGGCGGGCAGATGATCAATCCAGGCGAAGAGGTGGATCTGTCGGACGCGGTAGTCAAGGCGCATCCAGCGCTTGCGGATTACTGCGTTCTCTCGGAGCCGCCTCAGCCACCGGTTGAGGACTCCAAGCCCGAGCAGCCCAAGCAGCCGAAGAAAGACAAGGACAAGTAATCCGTGATCACTTGGGCCGATGTCGAGCTTTGTGAGCCACAAGCCTCCGCCGTTCCGCTCGCGGCGCAAAACGCAATCCTTGCGCATGCTCCGATAGAACTTGCGGCGGAGGCATGGCTTAGCAAGGCGGACTTGGCCTGGACCTACTATTGCGCCCACCGCGCGCTGCTGTACCTGCAAGGGACCACGGGAGCAAGCGGACAGGTCAGCGAGGAAAAGGTCGGTGACGTGATGCGGAAATATGCCGTCGCGGCAAGCACGGGCGGCGATCCGCTGAATGAAACCAAGTGGGGCAAAGAGCTGCTGCGGCTGCGCGACGGAACTCTCAACTGTAGGTTGCCGCTGCTATGACCCAAGTTATCGACAGGGATCTTGGTTGGAATCGCATTAAGGAGTTGTCTCGGCAGCTAGCCTCGCGCGATTGCCATGTCAAGATCGGTGTCCTTGACGACGGGAAGGAAGGCAGTGCCAACCGCGAGGGCATCACAAACGGAGAGCTTGCCGTTGTGATGGAGTTCGGAACAGGATCGATTCCGGCGCGAAGTTGGATCGGTCGCACCTTCGATCAAAAGCGCAACGAAGTACAGTCCGACATGGCGCGGCTGCTTGGGCACATCGTGGACGGCAAAGTATCCGTGGATAAGGCGCTCAATGTCCTAGGTGCGAAGTATTCGGCAGCGGTGAAAAACACCGTCACGCAAGGCGAGCAGATCCCGCCACCGAATGCACCGAGTACACTCGCGCGCAAGCTGGCCAAGACTGCGCGCGGCTCCGCTGGCGCAGTGCGGACGCTTATCGATACCGGACGGCTCATTGGGTCCGTGACATGGTCAGCATTCGGGGGTAGCAAATGAGCTACGCCGATTCGATCACGAGTCTAGCAAACGCCACGCTGACAGTGACACGACGGCAGCAGGCAGCGCCTGTTGATGGGCGCGATCAAGCTCCGACCACCTCAACATTTACGATCGTGGCCAGCGCACAGCCGACATCAGGCCGGGATTTGCACCGTCTACCGGACGGCAAGATAAGTGCCGACCTATGGACCGTCTACACCAAGACGCGGCTGTACCTGGGAGCAACCGACGCAGGAACAGAGGGGGGCTACCTTCCTGACCTCATCCAGATCGGCGACAAGCAGCACGAGGTCGAGCACCTAGAGCACTGGTCGGCGTTTGGAGCCGAGCACTACAAGGCGATTTGCCGGGCGGTGGTGCCATGAACTGGACCACGTTGGAAAACGCTTTGCATGCGTGGGTGGTGTCGGCCACAGGATACCCGGCGAATCGCGTTTTGTGGCGCGACCGGAGCGCAAACGCGCCTACGGCGGATCACATCACACTGCACCTGAATGGACCATTGGTGCTTGGAACCGATGAGCAGCTCGACAAGACCGATCTCTTACAGCCACCGGGCCAAGAGATTGAGCTATCTGTCGAGGGCGATCGGGAATGGTCCTTGCAAGTCGAGTGCTACACCAGCGCAACGACGACGAGCAGCGACGCGAAAAGCATCCTATCAGCATTGCAAACCGTCGGACAATTGCCCTTCCGTCGGTCGATTCTGTCTGCGCAGGGCATCACACTTTTTGACTTGGGAACCGTCCAGTACGCGCCCGCGATCCGCGAGGTTGCGTTTCAGGGGCGGGCCATCCTGGTCATGCGGTTTTATAGTCGCGATGTTGCCACTGAAAAGACGGGCTACATCGCACAGGTTGAGATCACAAACACCGAGGCGGGGCGCACCTTCCTCGCGCCGCCGTAAGGAGCCAGCATCATGCCTTTGTCAGATATTGCGAACGTCACGATCCGCCTCGAAACCGGCGGAATCAGCCAGGTTGGGTTTGGGACCGCGATGATTCTCGGCTACTCCATGTCCGGGTGGACCGAGCGCACGCGCACTTATTCGAGTATGACTGGCGTTGCGGCAGACTTTGCGGCGACCACCCCAGAGTACAAAGCGGCGAACGCCTACTTTGCGCAGCAGCCGCACCCCGAGCAACTTGTCATTGGGCGCGGCACCCTCAAACCGACGATGGCTTTCAAAGTCACCGTGGCTGCGGTCAACAACTCGCAGAAGTACAGCGTCAACCTCAACGGAACGCAGTTTGACTATACGTCAGACGGCACCGCGACAAATGATGAGATCATCCTTGGGCTTCAAACGGCGATCACCGCGGCTGCCACCGCAGCGGGTTTTACGGCTGCGGTCGCGGGCGTGGCCCCGGCAACGTACCTCACCGTAACTGGCGCAGCGGCTGGCAATTGGTGCAGCTTCTTTGTCACCGATCCGGGCCTGTTGACCCTGCTACAAACAACGACCAACCCCGGCGTGGCCACCGACCTTGACGCGATTGTCGTCGAGAATGACGATTGGTATGCGCTGCTGACCCTGTTCAATTCGAGCGCGTGCGTGCTTGCGGCGGCGGCGTGGTCCGAATCGAAACTCAAGATTTACGCAGCACAGGTGACCGACAGCGAGATCGCGACGGCCGCGGAGAACATCGCGACCGACATCGCAGACGCTCTCAAGACTGCGGCCTACTTCCGAACGCTTGACATCTACCACCCGGAAAACGGACAGTTTGTGGATGCCGCTTTCCTTGGTCGGCTACTGCCTTATCAGCCGGGCTCGGAGACGTGGCGCGGTAAGACGCTGGCAGGAATCTCGGCGATGGGCTTCACGCCTCCGTACAAGATGTCGGAGACGTACCGCACCAACATCAAAGCCAAAAAGTGCAACTACTACTACACGCTGGCCGATCGAAACATCACGGCAGAGGGCGTCGTCGCGTCTGGCGAGTGGATCGATACGATCCGCGGTCGTGACTGGCTACAAGTGCGGCTGCAAGAGGATGTTTCGCTCGTCGTGCTCAACTCGGCAAAGGTGCCGTATACTGATCCTGGCATCGCCAAGCTCGACAACGCGATCAGGGGTCGGCTACAGATTGCGGTCGAGGTCGGTTTTCTCGCGCCTGGATTCACGGTGGTTGTGCCCACCGCGGCATCGCAAGCCCCGGCAGATCGCGCGGCTCGTATCCTTCGCGGGTACAGCTTCAATGCGCAGATTGCTGGCGCGATTCACCTCGTCTACATCACCGGCAGCCTGACCTCGTAAGGAGAAACCATGTCCGTAGCAACCTGGGATTTTTCAAAGCTGATCGTGACGTGGGCGGGAGTCACCGTCACGGGCTTCATGAATGACGTGACGCTGACCTGCGACGGCGGGGAGGATGCGGTCAAAACCGTCGTGGGTTCCGACGGTCGAGAGACGGTGTTTGTCTTCATGAACAATCGGACGGGCAACGTGGTTCTGCCCCTCATGGCGTCGGCGCGGGCAAACGATGTACTTTCGGCAGCCTTCGCGGCAAAGACAATCGGACCGCTTCAGATCAAGGATCTGAATGGAACGACGGTGTGCCAGGCTCCAGCGGCGGTGATCAGCAAGCGCCCCGCGCCGACGTTCGGCAAGGAGATCAGTGCCCGCGAATGGACGATCAGCTTCGCCGACGGTGATATCACGATCGGCGGACTGGCGGCGGTGTCCTGATGCCGAAGCAACCACAGAGCCGACGTATCGACGGGTACGAGATCCAGGTGCAGCCGCTTCCGGCGTTTGCCGCGATCTCGCTGTTCACCCGAATCGGAAAAAGCATCGGCGGCGCACTTGGGCCGACCCTGGCCGCACTCGCGTCCGCTGGTGTGGACAAGCTGCAAAACGTGGATGTGTCGCAGCACCTAGGCGCGCTCTTTGCCGCGCTGTCGCCAGATGAGATCGAGCAGATCACCAAGGCGCTGCTACAGGGTGCGGTTCTCGACCCGAACGGCAAGACGCGAATCTTGCTTGACGTGGCAGATTACGAGTTCCAAGGGCAGACATTGACCCTCATCAAAGCCGCGCTCTTTGCATTCGAGGTCAACTACGGGGATTTTCGCGACCTCGTGCGCGGGATGCTCGCCGGGGCACGGGCCAAAACAGAGAGCAAGGCGAACCCCTCACCGGCATAGAGTGGTTTGCGGACGAGTGGCCGATCTGGCGAGTGGTCAAAGCCGGGCTCGGAACGGTCGAGGAAATCGATCGCTATTGGTCGCTCGGGGATGTACGAAAAGCAAATGATTTGCTAGACGCATACGAGGCAGCAGAAGCCAGGCAGAGAGCAAAGGAGCGGCGCAAGTGATTGTACGAGAGCTATTCGCAAAGCTGGGCCTCTCGGTGGACGCCGCTTCGTTTGCTGTGGCTGACCACATGCTGGGCGCGGTCAAAAGCGGGCTCGGGCTGCTCGTGTCCGGCGCAGCGCGTGCTGGCGCTGAGATGCGCGACGTCATCACGCGCACAGTCGAAACTGCGTCCGCGCTCAATGACACATCCGTCGCGCTCGGGGTCACTACTGAGGCGCTTCAAGAGCTGGGCTATGCGGCGCAGCTAAATGGCTCATCTCTCGAAGGAATGGCCGACGGGCTGCGTAAGCTTTCGATTCACATGGAGGCCGCAGCAGAGGGAGGAGGCGAAGCTGCGGAAGTTTTCCGCAAGCTGGGTGTGTCGGTTACGGAAGGCGGAAAGCTTCGGGCTGCCGATGCTGTGCTCGAAGACATCGCCGAAAAGTTTAAGGCAATGCCCGATGGCGCGCGCAAGGTCGCGACGGCCATCGATCTATTTGGAAAGTCAGGTGCATCGCTCATTCCAACCCTGACAGTTGGTCGCGAGGAACTGGTCAAGCTGCGCGAGGAAGCCCGCGGACTCGGCGTGGTCATGACCAAGGAACTTATCGAGTCCGGAGACACGCTTGGCGACACCTGGGACAAACTCAAGTTTGCGGCGGACGGGCTGCGGTACACGATTGCGTCATCATTGCTCACCGGCCTAAATGACACGCTCCGGGCAACCATTGAGTGGATCAAAGCAAACCGAGTGCTGGTGTCGTCTCGCATGGCGCTTGTGTTTCAGGCGATGGGGGCAGGAATCCGCGCGCTTGGCGCTGGGCTGTCGCTCGTCTGGCGCGTGCTGGGTTTTGTGATTGATCGCTGGAAGCTGTTCTCTGTGCTGATCTTGTCCACCCTTGCCGCCGTCGTCTTGGCAAACGCAGGAGCGGTCATATCCTTTCTGTCGCTTCAGGCTGCGGCGGTCGCAGCGGCGGTCGCCAGTGCGGCGGCATGGGCGGCGGCGGCGGCTCCGGTGCTTGCTCTGGCTGCCCTCATTGCTTTGGTCGTGCTCGCGCTTGAAGACATCTGGGTCTTTCTGCATGGTGGCGAGTCGCTCTTTGGCAAGCTGGGACTCGAAATCAAAAAGGTGTTCGATCAGTTTCTCGCTGCCGGTCCACAGCCGGGCGAGCACTGGATGATCAAGATCCTGCGCGCGGCGCTCATCTATCTTCGCGCTGTCGGCAACTACTGGATCTGGATCTTTGACAAGATATTTGCGGGCGTAGGTTGGCTGGCAAACAAGATTGATGGTTTGGTCGGACGCCTGGAGCAACTCGCCACAGCAGCAGGCCAGAAGCTGACCCAGAGCGGGATCACTGGCGCGGTCAAAAAGACAGGTTCCGCGGTGCTCGGTGCGCTTGACAAAGCGGGCGCAGCAGTGGGCCAGACTGCGGAAACAGTCACACAACGGCTCTTTGTCCAGCCCCTCCCAAGCGTGCGCCTTGTGCCAAACGAGGCCCCACAGGTCATCAACGCATCCTATGCGCCGACCATCGTGCAGCAGCCAGGCCAAAGCGGTGCGGAAGTCTCGGCGGAGTCCCAGCGCTTATGGGAAGAGTGGATGTCAAGCCAAGTCGAGGGGGCGAGCGCGTCCCTGGTGAGTCGCTGACATGGCAGAACTGAGCAAATACACCGGGCCGACGATGATCGGTGACATTGCAATCGACTGCACAGTCACCGAAACGCACACGAGCACGGCAACTGTAACCGAGCATCCAGTCGAGTCGGGAAGCAACATCGCCGACCACATCCGACCAGAACCGGTGCAACTCTCCATAAATGGCATCATCACCAATACGCCAATCGGGGCACAGCAGACCCAGCGGGTAATCAGCGCGGGCGGTCTTTCGGTGACCACAACGCAGCTGGAAGCGGCACCGAATACGCTTGGATATGCCCAGACGGCCTGGAAAAAGTTGGATGCGTATCGAATCGCAGCCCGCCCGATCAAGGTAATCACCAGGGATCGCACCTATGAATCCATGGCGATGATGTCTTTGACGGTCCCCAAGACCGCCAAGACTGGCGACGCGCTGGAGTTCACAGCGACGTTTAAAGAGGTTCGCATCGTCGAGAACCGAACCACTCGCCGTGTCGTGGCCAAGGCTCCGAAGTCCCACAAGAAAGTGGACGCTGGAAAGCAGCCGACAGCCAAGCAGACACCGGAGCGGTATAGGTCGATTCTGGATTCGACGACGGGCGACGAATCAATCGCCAAGGCACAGGGCTTTATCCGGTCCTTTGGGGGTGGGTGATGGTTGAGATCCCTCTAAAAACCGACCTGCCACACTTTACCGTCGTTGTGGAACTCGACGGACTAAACTACCGTCTGGAGTTCCGCTGGAATACCCGCGAATCGTGCTGGTACATGCACATGCACGACGCGGACGAGGCACTGATCCAAGCGTCGCTCAAGTGCGTTGTGGGCTGGATGGTCGGCATTCTCGAATGCGTTGACTCGCGTAGACCGCCGGGCGGGTTCCTATTCCATGATACGTCGCGCGGCGATGTTGACCCGACGTGGACGCAGGGGAAGGATGTCTTCTACTTCGACGAGTTGCGGCGCGTCCCTGGCTACGGTGAGCTGGGAGACCGGGTGCGACTCTACTACGTCGAGCTGGCGGACCTTTTAGCATGAGTCGCCTACAAGACAGACGGGTGCGGCTGCTCATCGCCAACCGAGTGTCGGAGGATTACAAGTCGCTGACGACAGACGTAACGGAAATCACGGATTTGCGAGTCAAGTTTTCGGTCAAGAAATCGTCAGCAAAGGAACCGAACACGGCAGAAGTCACCATCTCGAATCTGTCACCGCAGCGCAGGGCTTCTCTGCAAACGAAGGGTGTCAAATTTGTTTTGGAGTGCGGCTATGTCGAAACGGGCGTAAAGCAAATCTTTCAAGGTGATGTGCGCCAAGTCGCGCACCGACGCGAGGGCGCAGACTGGCAGACAGAGATCAAGTCTGGAGACGGGGAACGGGCGTTTCAGTTTGCGCGCGTGTCGGAATCATTCGGGTCCAAGAGTTCGCGCGGCGACGTGCTGCGCAAGCTCGTGTCGTCGTTCGGTCTGGGCCAAGGCAACGTCTCGCAGGTAGCGGCTAAGCTTGTCGGTAAGTTCGATCAGGGGTTTGTTGCACACGGCCCCGTGAGCCGAGAGATGGACAAAGCACTTGCTGGCACTGCCTACGGATGGTCGATTCAGGACGAGCAAATCATAATCTTGGCGGATTCCGAAGTCAGCGGTCAAGACGTGCCAGAGTTGACCCCGCAGTCGGGTCTGATCGGTTCGCCCGAGTTCGGCGCTCCGCTTGTGAAGGGCGGGAAACCGCTGCTTACGTTTCGGTGTCTCCTCAATGCGAACATCAAACCCGGTGCTCACGTCTCGATCAAGTGCGAGCGCTTCCCGCTTGGCGTGGCTGTGAAGTGCGTCAAGGTCGAGCACAGCGGAGACACGCACGGACAAGACTGGTACACAAACGGGGAAGGGGTGACGCTGTGAACAGGACCACGACGCTACAGGATCTGCTGTCCAAGTTCCGCGAATCGATGGCTGCACAGATCCATACAGCGCTACCTGGCAAAATTGTCCGGTATGACTCGAGCGCACAGAAAGCCGACGTGCAGCCACTCATCAAAGACCGCTACACTGACGAAGCGGGAGCGCTTCAGGTCCGAACCTTGCCAGTAATCCCAGCAGTCCCGGTGCAGTTTCCGGGGGCTGGCGGGTATCGGATCACGTTTCCCGTTGCGGAGGGTGATACAGGTTTGCTCCTCTTTGCTGAGTCCAGTTTGGACAAATGGCTTGTCTCCGGCGGAACCGTAGACCCAGAGGACGACCGGCGGCACGATCTGACCGATGCGGTGTTTCTGCCTGGTTTGCGCGACTTTGGACACGCTCTCGCCAGTGCTCCGACAGACCGCGCGACGTTCGGAAAAGACGACGGGCTACAGATCCACATCGACAGAAACAAGCTGAGACTAGGAAGTAATACCCCGGTCGAGCTTGAAAAAGCCGCATGCGGAGACACGCTGTGGAACTTCCTCACGTCGCCAAATCCGTTGCTTGGCCTCATCGCTTGGCTTGCCAATCACACGCATCCGATTCCCGCAGGCGCGTCATCGGCACCGACCACGCCACCGCCGACGCCTACCGATTTTCGCTCAGCCTCCGTGGAGGTAAAAAAGTGAGCTACCAAAAAATCACCGACTTCGGGCTCGATGCCAACGGGGACGAATACGCCGACGCGACCGGACTCGCCATGACCGGCGACCTCGATGGAATCCGTCAGCAAGTCATGTTGCGGCTGGGATTCTTCAAGGGTGAATGGTTTCTCGACGAAGAAACTGGACTGCCCTGGTATGAAGAGATCCTGGTCAAAAATCCGAACATGATCCGCGTCCGTGACATCTTCCGAACGGCGATTTTGTCGGTCCCTGGCATTCGCGCCGTCACGTATCTCGATGTGCAGTTTACCGGGGCGCGAACCGTAACCGTTGATTTCCGCGCTGATACCGACCTGGGAGAGCTTGGTATCGTGCTATCAGGAGTGCCCAGCTAATGGCCTACGGATTACAACTAGAAGGTTTTGTCCCCAAGCCGCAGGACGTGATCAAGACAGAGCTTGACACCGCCTACAAGGACACTTTTGGCGCGCAACTCGGGAGCAATCCCGACGGCTCGATTCCAGCCGACAGCGTGGCGGGGCAGCGTATCGGGCTGCATGCCGAACGCATGGCCGAGCTATGGGAAGTCGGTCAGGCGCTTGCATCGAGCAAAGACCCGGACGGAGCGACCGGGCGACAGCTTGACATCCTGTGCGCAATCACGGGAACCACACGAAACCCAGAGCGTAAAACCGTTGGGACCGTGACAGTGACAGGCGATCCACTTACGCTGGTGGTTGCTGGCTCGACGGTATCGATCCCCGTAGTAGGAACGCGGTTTGCTACCGACGCAAACGCGACCACGGCAACGGTCGCGGCATGGGTGGTGAACACCGCTTATGCGCTCGGCGACCGCGTAACAAACGGAGCGGCACCGGCTCGCGTCTATCAGGCAGTCGCACCGGGAACATCGGCGCTTGTAGGTCCGGGCCCGAGTGGTACCGGGGCGGCGATCATAGATGGCTCCGTGACATGGTCCTATGTGGGCGATGGGACGGCGGCGATTGATGTTGCGATAACGGCAGAGGTAGCTGGACCCTTCGCAGCCTTAACCGGACAGATCACGCAGATCGATTCACCGGCCAGCGGCTGGAAGTCGGTGCGCAACATGGCGGACTGCGCGACAGGTGCCTATGTCGAGACAGACGCCAGCTTGCGCAATCGGCGGCTGAATGAGCTTCCTGGGCGTGGGAATGGTCCGCTTCCGGCCATCCGAGCGGATTTGCTCAAAGTCGGACAGGGCACCGGGAATGCCGTCATGGATTGCGTCGTCTTCGAGAACGTGACCGATGTTGTGGATGTGAACGGAATCCCGGCGCACAGTTTCGAGGCGGTGGTACTTGGTGGACTCGATGCCGATATCCGACAGTCCATTTTTGACACCAAGCCTGCTGGCATTCGCTCCCATGGCGGGGTGACTGGCACCGTCACCGATTCGACCGGCATCGCGCACACGATCCAGTTTTCCCGTCCAACCAGCTACAGCATCTGGCTGGAGCTTGACATCACCTACGACGCGAGCAAGTGGCCAGCCGATGGTGTGGCACAGGTCAAGGCGGCGATTCTTGGGGCACTCACCCCAGCAAACGGCTACACGCTTGGGAAGGATGTCACCAAGTGGGGTGTCGGCGCTCCCGTGAATCAAGTTCCCGGAGTACTCAACGTGACAGCAATTCGGCTTGGCACAGCGCCTGCTCCAGCGACGACGGTTGACATCCCGATCGGAATCCGCGAGGTAGCTCTTTACGATTCGGCGCGCATCCTCGTGACAGCCGTTGCGGGTACGCCATGAGCGATGTTACGCGCGAAAGCGACCACGCGGGCAAGATGCTTGCACGGCTTGCGGAGGAGTTCCGAAAGCCGCGCATCCAAGCCATTCTCATCGCGGAGGCCGCGCAGTATCAGGCCATCGAGGATGCCTATTGGCAGCTTCTGTCGGAGTTCGGGGTGGATACGGCGGTCGGCTGGGCTCTTGATGTGCTTGGGCGCATCGTGGGCGAGCCGCGGCAAGGTGCAAGTGATGCCGACTACCGGCTGCGAGTTCGGGCCAGGATTCGCGTCAACCGCAGCGATGGGACAATCGAGGATGTGATCGATGTGGTCCGTCTGCTCATCGGCTCGGTGTTGCTGCCAAGCGCCGTGCTCAAACTGACCGAATACTACCCGGCGGCGTTTGTGATCCGTGTCTCGGGTATCACCATAACGCCAGCGCAAGCGCTCATTTATCGCGCGTTTATCAACCAAGCGCGTGGGGCCGGGATCGGTTCTGGATTCGGTTGGCAGCAAACCGCGGACGCCGACGCTTTTGTCACCGCTACATCGAGCCCTCTGACCGTCGGAGCGCTCGCGGGAGCGACTTCGTTTACCGTCGCGGATACGTCAGACTTTCCAGCGACAGGAACGATCGTGATTGATGACACGCTAGCAGGTACGGAAACGCTCACCTACACAACCAAAACGCCGACGACGCTGTCAGGATTTGCGCCGACGGTCAACCCTCACAGCCTTGGAGCGATGGTCACCTATCCAGCGTCAGTCGGCAATGGATGGGGCGACGACGCAAACCCAGCGACCGGCGGCGCACTCGTCGGTCTAATATAGATAGGAGCCCCATGCCATTTCTTGAAATCGCACTTCCTGCCCTCGGTGGTTTGTTTACGACCATTGCGCTCGTCGTCAAATACTTCGACCGGCGAGCGAAAGAAAGGGCTATACTTGCCGCCAAGACTGACCAGCAGCGCGAGGACATCGCCAGCATCCCACCGCTGAGCCTGATCTTTGTCCTGACCTTGGCAAGCTCTGTGCTGTGCTGCGTGCCTGCGGTGGGCGTCCAGGTCCGCGCAGCACTCGCGGCGCGGGAGTCGGCAATGTGCGCGAAGGATTGCAAATCCGACGACGACTGCCGACCTCCAGCGGTGTGCAAGCGCGGCTCATGTGTGCAGACGGCTGTAGACTTCCGCCCCACGATGGCAATGCTGGTCACCGACAGAAACCGTAACCTTACCGCATGGAGTCCGATCAATGGCCACTAAACCGCTAGCCACAACTCTGCCCAGGTGGGCAAGCACTGTCACGGCAAACCCAGCCAGATACGTCGATCCGCCATCTGGAAAAAAAGACATCGGCTGGGATGTCGCGGAAAAACCTCCAGCGCAGTGGAAAAACTGGCTCCTTTACAACACCTACAACTGGCTCGTCTGGCTCGATGCGTTCGAGTCCGAAGCTCACACATGGAACGCAACGCAGACGTTCGGCGGCGGTATTAGCGTCAGCAATTCCACGCTCAACACGCGCGCCATCTACGGAATCGGTAACGGGACCGCCGAAGGTGTGAAGGGCGTAGGCGGGCCGGGCGGTCACGGTGTGGTAGGCGAAGCGAGCGGAGCGGGCACCTACGCGGTGTTCGGCAAAGGTCTCGCGCTTGGTGTGACGGGCGTTCGTGGCGAAGGCGGCACGGACTCACCGGGAGGGTCTTTTCTCGGTGGAGGGGTCGGCGCTGGAGTGTCCGCCACCGGTGGCGCAGGCGGTGCCGTGGGAATCTCTGGGCTTGGCGTGCTGTCGTTTTCAGGCGTCTTCGGGCAGGGCGGCGCGACCGGTCGAGGGGGTGAGTTTCTCGGCGGCGGCGCAAGCAGCCCGGAAGGCCTTTACTGTAAAGGCGGCGGGCCTGACGGTCACGGAATCAAGGCCGAGGGAAGAGGCACCGGCTACGCGGTCGAGGCTCTCGGAAGCATCCACACTGACCTGCATGTGTTTGCCGATCAGACTGTTACGGTGGGTTCGGGCGGATCGCTCAACACGATGTACGGCAGCTACTCAGAGTTCACGACTCCGACGCATGCCCCAGCCGGCAGCTCGATCAAGGGTCGGGTCGCGCCGTGTAATACTGCCCGAGTACTTGCCTCGATTATCACTGACGGGGCAGGTAATGTGACCTTGCTTGACGATCAAGGAGTCGCGGGCGCTGCCATCGTCGGCGGAAACAAGATCCAGATCACCTTCGTCGACCCGTTCGCCGTCGCCTCCAAGTATCAGGCACTCGTGACAGGACACGACACGTTTACAAACACCAACAACTTCACCGTACAGAGCGGCGACAAGAACACCAACTATGTCCGTGTGACCTGCCCGTCAAACCCAGCGACGCAAATCATGGTTTTTGATCTCGTCGTGTACGGGCGTCAATAGCCTATCAGAGTCGGAACTTACCGCGCCATCTCTCCGCAAAGAGACCTGTCACGCGCGACAATCTGCATCCCGCACGGATCGGGATTCTCTGGAGCGAGACACGTCCAGCTCGGAACGGTCGCGCGGTCGCAATCCGCGCTCGCGGTTTACTTCAGGCACGTAGCTTGGTGCAGCGGCTGGTAGTACGATCCGTCCGGCAGATACACGATCGGTATTCCGTGCCAGTCAATGACAGGGGGCGGGCTGCCGTCCGGGTCATGCATTACCGTCACATCCCAACACGTACCTGTTGGACAAGGGTTTTTCTCGCAGTCAAACACAAGACACTTGTCGAAGCGCTCGTCTCCGAGCAGACAGTCGGCATCGGACGCGCTCGCCGCAATCGGTACTTGGGCGAAGCGCTCGCGAGCGGGTTTGCTGCTGTGCCACGGATGCAAAACACGCCCACCGTCATAGGCGGGCAGGCCGTCAATGGGCGCAACCTCTAGCGGCTGTGTTGTCGTCTCGATGGTGCCGCCACATCCAGCGGCAAACAGAAGGATCAGTGCTCGTCTCATGTCTCTCTCCAGCCCGTCAAGTGGGCGATAATCTCGTCTGTGTCAAGTCCGGCCTCTTTGACCTGGGCAGCGATGTCGGAGCACCCCAGGAACGCGCTGGCCAAGTTGGCAAAGCACTGGCGGTTGGTTGTGTCTCCGCGCGGTCTGTCGAGCCACTCCGCGATCGGGTCCGCGCCATGCTGGTCTGGGTTGTCATAGAGCGGCATGGCGTCTCTCTGCAAACTGCTCGGACTCAAACTCCAAGCCGCAGTTTTTGCCATGTGCGCCGCGACGGAAGCAGGCTGGGCACGCATCCCGCAACAGGTAGCGACCGGCGATCTTTTGCAGTAGCTGCCCCTGCACCATGGCTTCCAGTGTCTGCTGGATCATTCCCAGCACGCGAACCGACCGGGGTGCCTCTTTGACGACCGGCATCATAAAGCCCTCTCTTGATCGCCAAACGTATCCCAGCGCCGCGATCTGCGCTTCCCCGCGCAGTGGGTAGTGCATGCGGGTTGCCCACTGGTACGCTTCGACGTAGCTAGCGCAGTAGTGACACAGCAAAACCCGATTGCCGTTTTCGTTGATCGCCTGATGCGTCGCGCGCCTCTCTCCGCAGTGCGTCAGAATCGCCGTGGTTTTTAGCGTGCAGGGTCGTGTGGTTTCGACCGTTGCCAGACCCGTATATGCTCCGAATCGTTCAAAGTGCGCCATGGTCCCCCTCCTTGGTCTACTTGTCGTCGTCCCACTTGATTTTGGCCTGCGTGTCTTTTTTCTTCTCGCGCTCCCGGTCGCCGTCGAGCAGCTCTTTGCTGTAAACCGACCCAAGCGCAGCAGCGATAAACGTCGCCTTGCCCTTGACCGCTTTTGCAGCCTTCGCGACGTCTGCCGCGTGCTCTGCAATCTCTATTGCTTGCTCGCGATGGCTCTGGATGTCGTCCGCCGTCCCGATTGGGTCTTCAGCGCTCGACTCCATGATCAACCGGCGGTGCGCGTCATCTCCGATCATTGACGCTTCGACGATGGCCAGCTCTTCGCCGGCCAGTTTCAGTGCCGACAGCGCATCCTGTAGCTTGCTGGTTGCGTGCTCAAGTCGCTTGGCTGGTAGTTTCTCGTCCATCACTTCCCTTGCTCCTTT